AACTGGAACTTCTGGTGCTTGAATCTCAGGCACAACTGGAACTTCTGGTGCTTGAATCTCAGGCACAACTGGAACTTCTGGTGCTTGAACTTTTAACTGTTCTTCTTTCCTTAAATCTTGTTGCTGCTTTTTCTCAGTTAAATCCTGATTGCCTAAGTATGCAGCTTTTGAAAGAACTGAAGCAGATGTAGTCTTATCTGCAAAACTTCCAGCTAATCCAGATTCTTTAACTTCAGTAACTTGTTTACCTTCTGGAGCCAAAGGATCAAATCTATAAGTTTGCGATTCATCACCTTTACCTGTTGTAATATCTCTAGGTGAAACTCTCTTTTCAACTCTACTTACCGCATCACTTATTTCAGGTATCTGCTTTGTAGAATTTATTACTTGGTTTAATTTAGAATCAACTTCAGTATTTTTAATTTTAGAAGTTTGACTTTCTGTTATTGAAGGTTCTATATTTGGAATTGAAGTTTGCGCGGTCGCTTTTATATCAGCAACTGTTTGTTCTTGTTGCTCTGTTGGCTGTTCAACTACTGCTTGCTCGGGAGTTACTTCTTGAACAGATTGAATTTGTTCAGGAACTTCGATATTAATTGGTGATGGTATTACTGGCGCTGGTGATGTTGCTGGTGAGGTTAATTCTTGAACACCACTTTTTAATTTCTTTACAAAAGGCGTTTCAGATATTTTATCCGAGATTTCTTGAGCCTTGTTTTGTAAATTTTTTACGAAGTTAGAGTTCGCCGCTTTTTCCGTAAGTTCATCACTTTTTTTCTTAACCCCTTTAACAAAAGAAGTTTCAGCAAGTTTGGTTACTTTTTCTTCTAAACCTTTTATAAATTTAGATTGAGATAATTTATCAGCCTGTTCTTGTAACTTCTTTATGAAGTTTGGAGTTTTTAGCTGAGTAGGTTGTGGTAGGGGTGGTGGAAGTGTAGGCGGTACGACTTGAGCAGGTTCAACTGTTGGACTTGTTACTAGTGGTAACGATGTTTCTGGTAGTACTGGCTTTATCTCTGGCGCTGGAGCAGGTTCAACTGTTGGAGTTGTTACTAGTGGTAACGATGTTTCTGGTAGTACTGGCTTTATCTCTGGCGCTGGAGCAGGTTCAACTGTTGGAGTTGTTACTAGTGGTAACGATGTTTCTGATACTGCCGCTTGTACAAATGGAGCTGATGGAACAGTTTCTTCTGTTGGAGTTATTTCATCCTGAGAATTTTTAAGTTTATCTTCCTGTTCTTTTTTAGTAATTAAATCTTCATTACCCAAGTACGCTGCTTTAGAAAGAACTTTTTGATAATCGCTTCTAGCACCACCTTCTTTAGATGCTACACCACCAGCAAGTCCAGATTCTTGAACTTCAGTAACCTGTTTACCTTCTGGTGCAAGAGGGTCAAATCTATAAGTTTGTTCATCCGCACCCTTACCGATATTAATGTCTCTTGGAGAAACTCTCTTTTCAATTCTCTCAACGCCATCCTTAACTTCAGAAATTTCTTTTGTTGCTTGTATGATTGTATCAATTTTACTTTCAAGAACAGTGGTAGTATTATTATTTACAGCTTGAGCATCCGTCGTTGGCTGCATTTTATCAATTTGAGTTTGCGAAGTTGGTTGAATATTTTGCTTTTGCTGAATTTGATTTTCAGTTGGTTGAATTAAAGATTGTTTTGATTGAAACGCAGATGGATTTAAAAGTCTTAGAGCTTCTTCGCGTTGTTCTTTATTTGCATTTTCCCTTGCCTTTCTCTGAGCATATTTGTCACCCAATAATTGCTGCCTAAAACCATATACGAATTTTTTACCAAAACTCGTTCCACCATACTTAACAGTATCTTTGGCTTCTTCAAGTTTATTTTGATTTTCTTCATATTCTTGAAAAGTATTAAATTTTGGTTTTCCAAAATTTTGAGATTGCGGTTTTGGCGACTGCGATATTTTTGTTTTATTTTTATTCGCAGTATCTCTAATCAACTTATTTGTTATTTTAAATTGATTTTTAATCTCTTTAATAATTTCTTTAATTTCAATAGGCTGAACTTTTTGAACTGTTTGCTTAACGTTTGCTTTTCTTTCAACCTTTTTTGCTTTTTTATTGTCAGATTCTTTTTCAGGTTCTGGCGTTATACCTAACTTTTTATCCTGCTGCTCTTTCTTTGAAACTAAATCTTTATTTCCAAAGTATGCTGCCTTAGAAAGAACGGCAGCTGTTTCTTTTTTTCCCGCAAAACTACCAGCTAATCCAGTTTCATTTACTTCGGTTACTTGTTTTTCTAGAGGCGCAAGAGGATCAAATCTATATGTTTGAGCCTGTACGCCTTTCCCTATCGTAACATCTCTAGGTGAAACTCTTTTTTCAATTCTTTCTAGGATATCCTTTATATCAGAAATATCATCAAGCGATTGTTTTAGTTGTTCTAAATAATCTTTTAGTTCTGATTTTGGAATTTGTTCTGTAGTTTTATTTTGCTTACGGGATTTCTTTTCTTTTCCGTAAATATTCTCGAATGCTTTTTCTTGCTCTTCGCGATTACCATACTTCTTTGCTACTTTTTTAGCATTATCTTCGCCAACTATAGCGGCAGCAACTCCATATAAAAACTTTCTACCCTTTCCGCTTCCACCATAGCGTAGTATATCCTCAGACTGTTCAATCTGCTGTGCATCTTCGACGGTTTTTGGAGTTCTTTTTTTCCTACCGTTTGCATTTAATTTTGAGGAAATTTCCTCTAATCCTAAACCAGCAGATGTAGTTGCCATTTATCTTCTATTCCTATTTGTCTGATTTTCTAATTTAATTCTATCATTTTGTTCTTTGATATAAGCAGCCAATAAATTAACATAAATGTCTCTTTCCCAGGGGAGCATACTTTCAATTTCGGTCAACGAATACTTATGGTGTTGTATTAATGAAAAGTTAGTCGTGTAATACGACTTCAATGCATCTTGACCGAAACTTAGAGAAAAAAATCGTTCAATCCCTCCAACATAATTTTATGTGAAAATTTACATTTTGGACATTCGTGATATCCGACATACTGTATAGTTGGAGAAGCCTCTACAAACTTTTCTAACTTTTCATAATCAGTACTTGAAAGGGTATCTACAAACTGAATTAATTCTTCTCTTGATGTTTCAGAAATATTAATAACATTTTCTTCATCAAAAATTTTATCAATACAATCTAAAATTAATTTTTCTTGAGCAGTTAAGTTTTCATCAGAGATTAATTTTACTTGTTCTATAGTTGGGTATCGCATTAATACGCCAACTTTATTAGTAAACATTATTTTATTTGAGCCAGCAGAATTTACTATGTTGACTTGACTGATTATGTCAACGTTTGCGTCAACAATCATACCGCACTCTTTTTCCTCAATGACGTTTTTACACTTGAAGAAAACTTCGACATTTTCGCTAACAGATCTAGCACGAAGATTTAAAAAGAAATATTCAATATCAACTAAAGGGAGTTTATTTACATCAATATTATCAATTAAACAATTATTAATAACCTGTTTAATTGTATCAATTATGGTATTTAAATCTCCAGATTCTAAAGCCATCATTAAAAGTTTCTGCTCCTTCACGACAAAAGGTCTGAACCGAACTTGATCTTTTATAGAAAGTAACTGAACTGTATGTACAGGGTATTCAATTTTAGGTAAAGCCATCTTAAATCACCTCAATATTATCATCCGTTAGTAGGAATTCTGTTTGAATAATTAGCAACTTGTGTTGTACCAGAACTTGTATAATCTGGTAACTCAATATTTGTCCATTTCTTATACGCAAATGTAACTTGCAATCTATGGACTGAATCTTCTGCCCAATTTAATGGTAGAGATGCAATTGATGTTGGAATAGCGTCAATTAATTGACACCCATATATTAATCTAGGGCTTCCGTTTTCATTTGCCCTTTGAGAATACTGATTAATAGTAACAGGTGCAGAATAGTTCATTGATCCATTATCGTCGGAATAATAATTTACTAAACCTGTGTTACTGGGGATCATTGTATCAAGCCAAGCATCAAAAAACTTTTTTTCTTCTAGTTGACCATTACAATAAAAGGTCAATGCAATTTCTGGGTATATTATTTGGTGAGGTATTCTTTGAGTAAATGCATAATGCCTATATTCAATCATGGTAATATTTTTACCAGGAAGTTCAGCCGCCTCACATTGAAAACTTAATTCTCGAGTACCGAATCCTAGCGAAGTAAGCGCATTTGGAATAGTAATTGATACATCAAATTTATCCGTTTTGGCAAAATCTTCATACTTGCCAAAATGCGTTGTAAATTCGTTAACGTTAAATGCCATTTATTAGTTCCTGAGAATCCTTATGAACCTTTGCCGTCGTTGCGCCAACAAATTGCTCAAATGGTAATGATGCCGCAATTTCCCATTCGCTAGATTCAATTTCAATAACGTTCGAACGAATATGACTAGCAAGATAACGCTTTAAGCATGGAGCAAATTCTTTAAATCTAGAAGCACCACTTAATAAATCATAACTAATTTTCATTTTAGTAGTTTCATTAAACTTTTCATTATTTAAAGTTTCATATAACTTATCTAAAAGAGCTATTCGTTGTTTTGGTCGAATATAGTGTAAGTTCATTCCTAAAAATCCATCGGGATAAAGTTCTATTGGAAATACCAAAGGAAACTTATCATAATATGGTAAAGTATCTTTCGTTTTAGGGTCGTACATGTAGAAAAACATTTTTCCAGGAGTTATTCTTTTAGCCTTTCTACTTTCGTCAGCCAAAAGAGGTTTTCTCCCTGGAGTAGCAACTTCGGTTGCTTTTTTTCTAAGCCAATCCCTCGCCTTTTTTGTGCGATTCTCATAGCCAGTTTTAGCCAGCTGTTGTGAAATTTTATTGATTATAATTGCCATATTCTATTTATTTGGTTTTGTAAACAAATCTTTTTCAGTTACTATTTTAAAAGTCCACAGCCTATCTTTACAGTATTCTGTAGCGGCTTTCCATTTCGCTTCATTGACGCCCCAAGTGGCAATTTCATTAATATATCCCTTGGTTACTTTTTTCTTTTTCTCTGGCGGCTTAGTTTGTTTTTCGGGTTTAACTTCTACTAGAATAGTTTCGATCCCACCATCCCTCTTCCTAACCTTAATTAAAAAATCTGGAAAGTATCGATGGTATTTATTGTCCATGGGTGATAAATAAGGTATAAAGAATTCTTCTGATGACCATTCTAAAACATTTGGATTAGTATCGAACCACACCATGGCTTTTCGTTCCCATAGAGAACGATACCAGATATTGGTTGTGTTACCCATATATTTTTTGGGATTCGTAGGTG